AGCCGTCTTCCCGCCGCCGGACGTACCCCAAAAATACAGAAGGAAATTCCGCTGGCGGAACAATCCCAGTAAAGGCGTAGCGAAGGATGCTGCCATAAGGAACCGGGCGAAGGTATATTTCCGGATTTCCCCGGCCAGCTGATACCAGTGTGATAATTCTCCGGCCGCCTGCATAGCTTCCGTAATATCCCCCTCGTCATCCATTTCAATCCGGTAATCCGTGTTAGACGGAAGGATAAATTCTTCACAATGCTTACGCCATCCCAAGCGGGAGACGCTGTAGCACAAAGGGATTCTGTCTTGGTTCATGGCTTCCATCTGCTGTAAGTATTTCACAAGATATTTTGCTGTTTCTGATGAAATATTGAGGCCCCAGTCAGACAGCTTGACGATGCTTCGGCTGGAAAATACGGTCGACCGCGGCTGGACTGTCCGGCGCCATTGGTTATAATATTTGAAGCATATTTCGACCTTTTCAGTATCCGTATCTATGTTATACAGCCGTGATGTCAGAACTACTGGAACACCCGATGCCGGATTTCTGATCACATCCCCGTCCATCCGCTCGCGGTATTCACACACACCGGTAGCGTCCACAGAAAAACCTGCAGGTATCCGAAGGTCTATTGGACAATCAGGAATGAGTGATTTCGTCGTTTTAGGAGCTTTAGATGTTCCTTGAGATGTAGATATCCTTTCCGTAGATGAGGACTCAACGTGAAAGCTTTTCCGGCGTTCCTCGGCAATAATTTTGGATAAGTCATTAAGATTGATATGTCCTTTAAACCTTGCCTTATGTTTCTGGAATTCCAAAGGCGCCTCTTTCTGAAGCAGAGCAAGTGCTCCAATAACTTCAGGGGTAAAAACCGTTTCAGGGTTTGGCGTCGTCACCGCCCGCAATGTGGCCATAGCACGGGGTATATTAGCCAGTGCCCATCCGGATGGACATTTAACAGGACAGTTTTCACAGTGTTTGAATCCGAGTGTTTTCTGTATATACTCACATGTGCGTGGACTCATATTCGAAAGGACTTCCGCAATCTTGGCATCAGTCTTTTCTGCGTTGTATCGTTTATGATCAGCTTTGGATAGTTCATGGCATGCCGCCGGCCCATCAGAAGCTCTCGCCAGATTAGAAAGAGCCGCGACCCATTCATCATAAGTGATAGTATCCGCATCCAGTTCGCAATGCTGCAGAAATTTGCAATTGGACAGCATCATGAAAGAGTTGCCGTCTGTTTTGCGCCGCTCAAAGCCTTGCTTGCGGTCAGAAAGCAATTGAGGTATTTCGACCTGTAAAGATGCAAAATCTTCATAACGGTAACGGAGATCCGCGTATTCAATCACTTCGCAAAGCACCGGATTTTCAGGATCCTTAAAATTCCACGTATAAGGCACCCTGAGGATACGTGATAAATCAGCCGTCGCGTCAATTTTCCAGCCGTTGGCCACCGCATTATTCCGTATGATTTGCTGGAGCTTGCGGACAGTATTAATGACTTCCGCCCGATTTTCGTCGTTGATTATAACGGGTTCTTTAAGCAGCCAGTAAGCATGAAGCCCGTGCCCGGAAGACACAATGATAGACGGTGGATACTTTTCCGGTAGTAACCCCATTGCTTCATCAACGGATTTCGGAAGATTTCCTGCTTTATGTGCCGCAGAGTCCACGATATCAATATCTACCCAGAGACAGGCAATAGATGTAACATTCTGTTGCTTAGCGCGAAGATCAGCAGGAAGAGGATCGGCCGTTGTCCCCAAAGAAAAATAGACATCCTTCCGCATGCCGGAAAGCATTCGCGCCATATTCCATATTTTTTTAGAGACTTCGGGTTCCAACAGGTATGAATGAGTTGCCTTGTCCTGTTTTGTCCAAAGATACACATACCCATGGCATCCTTTATATATCTCTTCAAAAAAATCAAGTTCTGTCATAGCTGTTTACCGGAAAGAATCTGTTCTGCATCTTCACAGGACCGGGCGATTCCCGCGCGGGCTCCCCGCTCTTGCAAATAGTCAAGCATGTTCTGCTGTACCGGGCGCACCTTTCCGTCCGGTTTCTTGATTTCAATTCCGCAAAAGACTGCTATTTCCTTCCCAACCATACCTGGAGTAACAGTAATTGTACGGAACCCAAATAAATCGGGAAATCCTGCCGGTAAACCTGTAGAAAATCTCCGGGCTCCGTAAATGGTTACTGATCTTGCGCTGCTTTTATGTACAGTTCCCGTCCATCCGCTGCCTACATTAGCGCGAAACATAGTTCCCAGCTTGTTTTCTGATATATGTAAACGAATTAAATTCTGTAATTCATGCTCAGTCATCATAATCACCTCTATTATTGAAATTAAACGGATTGCCGGATCCCTTTGATTTCCATCATCTTTCGTACCCAGCCAAATTTATAGCCCCGCCGGAGAGCGATATCTTCCAAATCCTGCCGGCTTCTGGCCCGTCCGACTTCCTGACGTTTCCGTTTTTTCTCCAGCAGTTCCAGGCTGTCAATTTTCGCCAGCGTTCCCGCTTCTTCTTTTACTTCCCTCTCGGCCACAGGCGGCACATATCCGCAGTAAGGACAGGTACGCTGTGCCGTCATCCACACCTGATAACATTTCGGACACTGATGCATAGATATTTCCCGTATCCGTTTCTTTTTAGGTTTACTGTCCAGCGTCCATTCTTGTGGCGCATTAGGAAGGCCATGACGGAAACAATTTCCCACATGGTCAATAATAACGGCCACCTTGGAAGGATTATCAGGATCGGGACGAAGCGGACGCATAGACTGCTGGATAAACAGTGTCAGGGACGCTGTCGGCCGCGCCAGAATCACCGCTTCCATTCCCGGCACATCAAACCCTTCTCCCAAAAGATCCACATTGCATAGAACACGGAGTTTTTTGCGGCGGAAATCGGAAATAATCCTGTCCCTTTCCGCCTTGTGTGTTTCTCCGTCCACATGGGCTGCGGATATCCCGGCCGCCCGGAATTTTGCCGCCGTGTGCTCACTGTGCTTACGAGACACGCAGTAACAGACCGTCTGCCGGCCGTCTGCCAGCTTTTGGTAATTAGCAACAATATCCCCCACGAGGGCATCATCGTCTACAGCACGTTCCAATTCGGACTTCACATAATCTCCGAATTGGATACGTACTGATTTAATATCCGCCTTGGATGGCGGCGCATAATAGTTATATTTGGACAGATTCCCCCATCGGATCAGCTCATCTACAGACGGCCCCATAACAAGAGATTGAAAAATATCTCCCAGTCCGTTGCCGTCAAGCCTTGCAGGTGTAGCCGTCACACCAAGCGTCATCGCCTGAGGGAATGCCTCCATGATTTTCTTCCACGTTCCTGCTGTCGCATGGTGTGCCTCATCGATAATGATGAAATCAGGTGGCGGGATACGGGTAAGCCGTCGCGCCACTGTTTGGACGGAACCGATCTGGATAGATAATTCATAATCAGCAGGTACACCAGCAGAAATGATACCGTGACGGATATTCATTGCTGTAAAAGTGCGGTCAGACTGGTCGATGAGTTCCCGGCGATGAACCAGGAACAGTACCCGTTTATTAACCAGTGCCGTTTTTCCCGCCATCCAGCCAACTACAACAGTTTTTCCTGCCCCACACGGGGCGACGGCACAGACACGCTGAACGCCCGAAGAAAAATCTGCGGCAATCCGGCTGATCAGATCCGTCTGGTAACTCCGCAGATTAAACATAGTATTAGGCCTCCCACGGAGCGGTGCCCGGGACAGCAATATTCATGCCCTGCAGCGTCTGTGGTGCTGCTGTCTGTACAGGCGGTACGGCAGCTGCCGGCTGCCGCGGGGCAGAATAGCCCGCCGCCGTCCCCATCTGCGGAACGGCGGCAGGTTGCGGCGCTGACTGTTCCTGTTCTGCCTTCGTTTCAACAAATTCTACCCCTGTCAATACGGCGTTGAGACTTGCCTGCGGCTGGTTGGCTTTGTCAGTATAAGCACGGGCTTCCAGATTCCGCACATGGCATGCAATACGATTACCCTTATGAAAATACTGAAGGATTGTATTTCCCTGTTTTCCGAATACAGAAATACTGACAAACTGTGCAATCCGGTTGCCGTTTTCGTCTTTGCGCCCGGTTTCCACCGCCATAGAAAACCGCACATAAGCGTCTCTGCCCGTCATCGGCTGTACCAGCTCCGGTTCTCTCGCAATTCTTCCGTAAAGTGTAGCTGAAATCATAGTCATTCTCCTTTATTTTTAAAATGGGACATCTGTATCATTTAAAAGCGGTTCGCCGGTAAGAGGTTCCGCGATTTTTGCCTGTCCCTGCTCAATCAGGTATTTTGTAATCTCTCTATCTACGGCAAGCCAATCGGCGTCTGTCGCGTCGTTGACTGTCGCCGCGGCTCCGCGCTGTCCTTGCATCCGGGCAGTCATATAAGTGTCCAGCGGCTGTGTTTTATCCCAGCCGATCTGTGCCCAAATTCGTTCCAAACGCTGGCGGTGTGTTTTGTCTTGTGGTTTGCCGGCGGCAGAGTTTACAGGCATTTGATTAACTGCCGGCGTTGCGGCCTGACGGATAACAGGCGCGGGTTCTGTAACCGGAGCACCTGCATTAAGCCACTGCAGAAGTGCCTTGCCGCAATCAGCCGTAGGCGTAAAATACTGCCCATCAAACAGCTTTGTCCTATCTTTACTGACCGTAGCCGTATGGTTCTGCGATAAATCAAAGACAGTGGTAAATTCGTACTCAATACCGTCACGCTGAATAGGTGCCATGCCGACCTTCTGGATCTGTTTCCTTCCATTTACATCGGTCTGTATATATTCCGTCTTGCTTCTCATTGTGACAATGACGTGGAGTGGCGTATGCAGCATGGTCTCTACCAGCTGGTTGTGAAGCGGCGTAATTTCGCGCCATGCCGCCCAGCTGTTTCCTCTGTACTTGCTGTCTGCCGCTTTCCCCTGCTGGTCAAGCAGGCCCCCTTCTCCACTCCATGCGTGTGACAGGCTGTCAATAATAATTAATTCGAATCCTGCCGCTTCTGCCGCGTGGATTGCTTCAATATATTTCTGAGGGCTATACGGCGGATTAATCGTCACCGTGGAATATCCGCCTAAATCTGCATACAAATCTGCAGATCCTGATTCTGTGTCAATAACAGCCACCTTTTCCAACGGAACAATGCCTGATGCAATCAGAAGCGCCGAATAGGTTTTCCCTGCTCCTGACGGTCCTGCCAATGCTAAGCGTAGTTTTGCTTTAGCGCGGCGGGCTTTTTTAAATTCAATTTCCATGGTTATCCCTCCTTAATTTCGCTGTTCCATTTAATGTGTGCAGGGAGCGTGTTTAACGCTTCTTCTACAGCTCGGTAATCCGATGAATGATTAAGAATAATAGTAACAGTCATTGTTTTCGGCCAATTTACTCCCGGCTGTGCTTGTGGAAGCGGAACAGTCGGCGGTACAGCAGCCGGGTCAGGACTCGGTGGCGCAGGCATAGCCGGAGCCGGAGCAGGAGCAGGTTCAGGATCGGGTTGTACCTTTCGTGCCTGCTCTTCGATGTTATGACGACGGAGCGCCTCGGCGGCGATAGTTTGTTTGATTTCTTCCAGCGGGCGATCCAGCAGTTCATCTGTCAGGAAATCCTCTGTTATGGGCGTCGCTAAATTTTGTATGGCATTGTGTTTCTCCAGAGTGAGGATTGCCGCTTCCATGCGTGACTTCCGAAGCTCCTTGAGATCATCATGCTGTTTTTGTGCGGCCGCCTGTTCAGATACCAACCGAGCGATATCTTCATAGGTATCCTTCAATTTTGCCGTCTTATTCATCCATTTAGACAGAATGTCGCAAGAGCGGAACTCTTCACGGATTCCTGCATCAAGTGCCATTTCTTCATACTTGTGCAAGATAACTTTTGTTACGCCTTCCTGCCGCCTTGCTTCGTAAGCGTCCAGTTGCTCCCGGAGCGGTCGTTCTGCTTCGTTTACAATTTTTAAAAGTTCTTTGCAGGCCTCTGCAAACTGATCAACAGGTTTGCGGAGCTTCCGTTTCCCGTTGATTTCAAACTTTTGAATACTCGTCCGGAGAGACACCACCTCCCGGAGCGTTTTTTCCATATCCTTTTGATTTTGATCAGTAACAACCAGCCCTTTGTACTTTTCTGTGATAACCTGCAGGTTGTTTTTTACATCCTCAAAGTTGGTTGTTATGCTAAGATCCGCGGAAAGAATCTGCGGTTCAACAATCTGAATCTCTGTTATTTCAGCTTTCGTATCTATTGTTTTTTGCTCTTTTGTATCCATTGCTATATCTCCTTTTTTAATTTCGTATAATGTGCCCATCGCAGAATTGGTTTCCCTCCGGGAGTATACCCCGTTCTCATCAAGGCCGTTTCTCCGACCTTATCCGCCAATATCCCCTTGATTGGCGGAGCTTCACGCCCTCTCGGCTCACTGATTTTTGCTCCCACTTTCAAGGTATTAAATACTTCACGTTCCATGCTTTTACCTCAATTAATCAATCAGCGTTGTTCAGCAGATCATCAATAAGGATATAAACCGCATAAGCATTTCCGACTAATAGTCCCAGTTTTGCGGGGTTTCCATCCTCAATAAACTTCTTCTTATGTTCTAACAGCCATTTTTCAAGCTTTATGTTCATCGGTCTAAAAAGATCACATAACTCATTTGTTACTTTTTGTAATTCTTCGTCCATTTGTGTAATCCTCCTGTTTTTGTTACAATAGAGGCGGAAAGTCTTAGCGATTCTTTTCCGCCTGCCGACTGATAACTGCAATTATCAATCGGCTTTTTCATTGTCTAATTCTTCAATCTTATTCATTACAACATCCATTGCTTGTACCATTCCAAAGGCTTTGAGTTCTAATTTCTCTTCATTTCGTTTTTCCCAATGGTTGACATCTTGAGTACAACGGCTACGAAAAGATCTCGCCCATTTCTTTAGCTCTGCAAGCTTTTCCGCGTCAGTCATTTTCTCGCCTCCTCAGCTCTGACTACAATCAACATTCCCGGCTGCAGGTTACCCACATTATGGATTTTGTTATCTTTCTTTGCCTGCCAGACTAACCTGCGCAGGTCTTCTTTATCCGTCGCTATCTCTCCGCAAATTGTCCAGAGGGTGTCTCCGGGTTTTACCTCCCGGCGGTACTCGACAATCTTTGTCTCCGGGAACATCCGGTTATAAATACTGTCTGCGTCCACCGCTACTCCGGCTACCAGTGCGGTTATCATTAGCACTGTTGTAGAAAACAAAGGTTTATTCATAATCCCTCCCGCACTGCTGCCGTATTAGCAGCTATACAAATCTGTCGAATAATACTTCGTAGGCGTTCGTTTTCTTGCTTTTCCAGTGCCAGCTCACTCTGCAGTCTTCGGAATGCAGACGGGCGGAAATCGTCCGGCTTTTCACCGACCATCGCGAGTACGTCCCGCTTTAAAAACCGGATGGCGGACAGATTTTTCACCGCTGGAAGGGTGCCGTCATTTTTCATGCGGTAGACGACATCCGTTGACACGCCCAAGATTTCAGCGGTTTCTGCGACGGTGTATGTCCTTCGTTCCATTTTTCTCTCCTTTCTTGTTTTTCTGTGGTAGGTTGTTGTGAATCTCTTTCTGCTTACTCTGTTATAATGTTGGCAGAAAGGAGGTGAATTTTTATGGATATGACTCCTGTTTCATCATCGAACGTTGAATCCATTGGGTATGAAGATGGCGTTATTGAAGTTCATTTTCATAATGGATATGCTTATCGTTATCCCAATTGCAGTGAAGAATTATTTTCACAATTCTTAAATGCATCCTCAAAAGGATCGTTCGTTCATAAATACTTGAAGGGACGTGGTGAAGTTCGTATTCGCTAACCCCAATCTTCTTCAAAAGGAATATGGTTTTTCGTGGATACTATCTCCGCGCCAGCGCCTGTGACTATTGCCGTAGTCATGGGCGTTTCATATTTACGCATATACTCAATCAGCGGCTTCACTGCCATCTGCAATTCTTTAATACGATCTTTCATTTCTTCCATTTCCTCACCTCGCTTTCTGTCAGGCTTTGACCAATCGTTCATACTCTTTTATAATTTGAATAAAATAGATATTAATCAGGTTTATAAAAGGAGCCTTTAAATGGAGAATCCTATTATTAATGCCAAGCCACATAAAGTGATTGATTCTACCGCCAAAGCATTACCTCAAACTGTAAAAGCCATTGATACTGCCCTTAGTGGGGTTATAAAAATCCTTGGTTACCCTACTTCATTTTTAGGCGAATACGCCAACTATTCACTCCAAAAGGTAAAAAATAAACTGAGTATAAAGCTGAATGGAAAAGATAATATTGTTCCTCCACCAATTTATTTAGCCGCTCCCTTACTTCAAAAATGCCAATTTTCTGCTGATTCCGAACATCTTCATTCACTATTCGCAAATCTATTAGCAACAGCAATGACAGAAGATATGCAAGAATTGGCCCATCCCGCTTTCATAGAAATCATTAGCCAATTAAGCCCTGAAGAGGCTAAAATATTGTTTAATTTCCCTGATTCACTCCCGATGTGTGCAATCCGGGTTCAAAAAAATAATAGAACTCAGCACGTATCAAACGACGGATTTCGCTTAACACATCCATTAGGCGATCAATTCTCCTTTCCTAAAGAAGGTAACGACTATATATCACACATCATTTTGTATGAAGGAATAAAGATATGTACGGAACATGATCTCCGAATAGCCGGAAGTATCACTGATAATTTGGCAAGATTGGGTCTGATTATATTAAACGAACAGGCCTTTTTTACAAAAGGTGATGTCTATTCACCCATGATCCCTGTGATAACTCCATTTTTGCAAACTATTCCTTGCCCGCCTGATTACGAAGCTGTCATCTTGCCACAGATAGCAACAATAACTGACTTCGGGAAACAATTTCTTAAAGCTTGTGTTTTGTAAATTCATCTTTAAGCCGTGCAATCTCCCCATATAAAAGGGGTTCTACATGCGATACTATTCCTGGCATAAAACTTTGATTCTCGTACAGTATCGCTTTAATGCAAATGAGGATTAACCTAACAAGGATCTCTATTTGCACCACTTGGCTTCTGCCAGACAACAGATCGTTGACTATCGTTTGAATTTCCTCAAACGATAGTTTTTTTATATTTTGCATTTTTTCTACTTCTCCTTTCTTGTTTTACAAAAATAAACTTTAAGTTTATTAGGAAGGTAAAAAAATATCATCTTTATTAACTCTGTACATATCACATAACGCAATAAAGTTCGCAGCGTCAATTTTAGATTTTCCATGTTCCCAATTCACGACGGTTTGTTTATTTTTCTTTAGCCTTTTAGCCACGTCTGACTGCGTGAATCCAGCATTAACTCTCGCTGCTTGTAAAGAGATTTTCATTTTCTCGACCTCCTTTCCATTTGGTATTCATAGTATAAATCAACTTTAAGTTTATGTCAATACCGAAAGTTGATTTTTTTATATTTTGGTATTGCTTAAATAAACCATTAGTTGTAGAATTATATTAAAAGAAATCAGAAAGGAGAAATGATATGGTGGATGAAGATGAAATTAAAAAGGTTTTCAGTAAAAATTTGATGCATTACCTTATTTCTTCCAGCAAGAAACAGATTGATCTCGCCAACTACTTAAATGTAAGCGCTACTACCATAAATAATTGGATAAAAGGCTATAAAATGCCCCGCATGGATAAAATCGATAAGATATGTACCTTTTTCTCTATACGACGCACAGACCTGATAGAAGATAAGACAGACAAACCATCTTCTCCCGCTAAGGGTATCCGCATTCCCGTTCTTGGCAGAGTGGCTGCAGGCATTCCGATAGAGGCCATCACGGATATTGAAGACTGGGAAGAAATCCCGCAAAGTATGGCCAAAACAGGCGAATACTTTGCGTTAAAGATAGCAGGGAAATCCATGGAACCCCGCATGATGGACGGTGATGTGGTCATTGTTCGGCGTCAATCGGATGTAGACAGCGGAGACATAGCTGTCGTCTTGGTCAACGGTAACGACGCCACGGTAAAGCAGATCAGTAAATCAGATGCCGGGTTGACTCTGATAGGCTGGAATCCGTCCGTTTACACACCGAAGACATACAATAAAAAAGAATGTAAGGAACTTCCGGTGACTATTCTTGGGAAAGTCGTTGAAATCAGAGGGAAATTATAATTTTTATCAAGAGAGAGGGGTAAATCAGATGTATCAGTTATTTTCCGCCGTTATGATGTTCGCATTTATCATGTTAATTGTTGGATTAATAAAACCCAAATGGGGAACTTTCGGTAAAGCCCCAAACATGAAACGTTGGAAAATCGTCATAATTTGGTTACTGATTTTTATTGTCAGCATGAATCTATACAATGTTCTTCTTCCGCCAGAAATTAAAGAAGCACAACGAATAGAAGCAGAAAATAAGAATAAAGAAAAAGCTTTTTCCGAAAATATTTTTGTTAAATCGTTAGGTTTAAAGACTCAGGAAGAATTAGCTGCTGTAGAGAGCGCATTTGAAACCGTAAAGATTGATAAAGTTGAAAATATTACATACGATGAAAACTTAGGGGACACTCCAGATATCAAAGGATATAGACTAAAAGGGAATGGTTTTGGAAACGTTATTCTTTATATGACTCCTGATAATAAAGTAGAATCAATAAGATACAACACTATAAATTTATATAAGGACGGTCAATTTCTTGAAACTCTTCCCGATAATAGCTTAACAGTTGAAGAAGAAACTCACATGCAAAGAGTTACTGAAAAAGCTGTCTCAAAATTACTTAAAGCTCCTTCTACTGCAAAATTTCCAAGCTATAATGATTATAAATTCAGAAAAATGCATGGCATCGGTAATATAGCTGGGTATGTCGACGCACAAAATAGCTTTGGTGCTATGATTCGTAGTACTTTCGAAGCAGAATACGATTTCAAAAACGGTGGCAAAATGACTCGTCTGTATTTTGATGGAAATCAAATATTTTAATATGACATTTGTTTTTAAGAAAGTTATTGATAGGGGAAAATAGCAGACAAAAGGAGGCTTTTAATTATGCCGATAAAACTATCCGATGAAGTACGAACTCAGTTTGATACAAATCTTTCCACAATAAAAAAATTTAACGCTAAAGATTTAATTCGCCGTGATGAATTAGGATCTGAATTAAATTTCGCTGATGCAGAAACCGATTTCGAAACAGCGATCAATCTGTTCAAAGGCTTAGCTGAGATTGATATAATGAGAGTTCCTGAGTCAATAATACGAGATTTAAATAATGAAATGAGTACTTTTATTAATTCCATTGAACAAATCAAGAGCTTCTCATCTATGCAGGGGCCCGATGTACGTCAGAGTCTTATAGATAACATCACAAATAACTATAATAACTCTTGGTTTAAAACCATCTCTCCCATTGTTGCCTATTGTACCAAGGCTGGAACTGATTATGAATCTTTACAACGACAGGCACATGAAGCGTTAGAAAATATTAAGAAAGAACATGAACAAGCAAAACAAGAAATAGAAGAAACACAGAAATACATAATGGCACTAAAAGAAGCAGTACAAAAAGCGGCTAAGTCTGTAGGCGTGACCAATCATACGGTAAATTTTCAGGAAGCCGCGAATATGTTTGAAAAGGGCAAAAATGCATGGTTTAAATGGATTGTCGGCGTAAGTGTTGCCATTGTGGCATATTCCTTTATAACACTTTGGTGGTGTCCTATTATACTTGAGGAACCATATTTATATCGATTTGCTCAAGCTATATTACCACGATTTACCGGTTTGATTGTACTTTTCTATATTCTAGTAACATGCGGCAAAAATTATCGGGCACAAGCACATAATTACATCATAAATAAAAATAAGCAAAATGCGCTAAGTACATTTGAAACCTTTGTAAAAGCCACCAATAATGAAGAAATCCGTAATGCAGTTCTGCTGCAAACGACAAAAGCGATTTTTTCAAATCCCCAGAGTGGTTATTTAAAAGAAGATGGATCAGATGATGAGCCAACACAAATAATTGAAATAGTCAAAGATATGTCAAAAGTAATTAAAAGCTGAATATATTAACATCATTTCAAATCGTTCGGAATTTCAATGATTTGTGAGAATTATGAAAGGATTTTTGACAAAGGATTTTTTGCATGGTATATTATGTACATGGTATCTGGGGAGGCTTGAAAAAGCTGCAACCTGAAAAAAGGTCATGTACACATTACTATGTACATGACCTTTTACTATTATGAAACCGTTTAAAACATATGAAGAACAGATAGAAATAATCCGGCAACATAAGCTATTACCGCCTAAAAATAAGAATGCTCCTAAAATGCATCAACCTGCTGCCATTTTGCATATAACAAATAAATCCGGTAAAGTATTGCTCCCTATAGACTTAAATAAAATAAGGGAATTCAGCCTGAGTAATAATGACGAATATGTAAAAGAAATATTGCAAACCTACGGCTACTATAACATCATAAATCAATATAATAAGCCATTTTTAAATAAAGATGGCAGTTACCAGCCAAATATGGATTTCCTTAAATTATTCAGCCTTCAGCAAATGGACAACAGAATAAAGAATTTTATTTTTTATCCCATATTACAAGTTGAACAGCGGCTGAAGACTTGTATTTCATATGAATTTGCCAAAGCCTACGGTCCATTCGAAGGCGAAGTAGTGAATGGTGATTATATAGAACCTTATTTTCGTGATATCAACTATAATCAATCATTGTTAAATAAAAACAGGATACCCAAGTATGAAGCTCTTATTGACCGCCTGAAATCAATACATAAAGATAACGATTATAAGCCTTTTAAGCATTATAGGTTAAACCATAAGCATATCCCTATATGGGTTTTCATAAACAAACTGACCTATGGAGAAATGCTTCACTTTTATGAAGTATTAAAAATCCAGCCTAATATTTCGAATCAATTCAAATTAACACCAAGTCAACTGCGTACTTTAATGCTATTTTTGAATCAGGTAAGAAACGATTGCGCTCATTTCTCTGGTTTCTATAATCAAATATACTCACGGATCAAAAATGATTTACCATTGCTGGTTAAATTTCAAAAAGAGTTTAAATTTTCTGATCAAAGAGATATACCAAATATATTTCTTTTATTAATAGCTTTTAAATACTTACTTCCTAAAAATGATTTCAAGGCTATCCTGACGACCATACAAAAAGAGGTTTTTGAAGTTATTGCTAATCAATACATCCCTCAACTAAGTGAATATATGCTGAACAAATTCTGTATAAATAAAAAAACTGAATGCGACAAAAAGTGTATTTTTTTTAGAAACTGCAAAATATGACAAGATAGATGATTATGGAAATCATAAAAATCCCGCCGCCATACCGCAAATATGACGACGGGAACCGGAACGATAAAGGGTATCCTTCCGGCAGTTGTAACAACCCTACCACAGGCCGGTTACGCATATATTATAGCATAATCAGCCTTAATTCTAAAAGGAGGCTGATTTTATTATGGAATATTCATTTTCAACACGAGAGAAAAACGGCAGTATCTGCCTTGTCCTGTCCTACAAAGTGAATAGTAAATGGAAGCAGAAAACCAAGCAGGGATTTAAAACCCTACGGGAAGCCAAACAGTATCAAGATAAATTGTTAGCAGCTGCCAAAGAGGATGCCGCCTGCGGAGCCGATCCGGAATTAGCGGACATTACCTTTAAAAGTTTCACACAGAATATATACTTGCGGGATAAAGGATCCTCTTTAGAATACAGCACAAAAAGGAACTATTTTAGTATGCTTCTCTGTATTCCTGCCCTGTGTAGTAAACCAATAAGGACAATTACCGCCGGAGATGTGATTAATGTCTATCAAGATATGGGACGATTCAGCAGTGGTACAAGAAAGAATCGTTTCGCCCAGATTCGTGCCATCTTTAACTATGCTATTAACCCGTATAAAATTATTACAGAAAATCCTGCGAATAGCGTTACACAAACAAAAGATAAAACCATCCGGAAAATAAAAGCATTGACTGAAAAAGAATCATTGCAACTGCTGGATGCATTAAGTGATACCCCCACTTTTTACATGATTGCTTTCATTGCCTTAAATACGGGTATGCGGTACGGGGAAATAGCCGGATTGACATGGAGCAGTATCAATTTTTCAAGACAAACAATTACCATAGATAAGCAATATAACTGGATATCACCCCAAAAACGGGGATTTAAAGCCGTAAAATCACGGAATGGAAATCGAACTATACACATGAATACAAAATTGGCCGCCAAGCTAAATGAATGGAAACAGACCGCCCCTATATCTATTGACGGGCGGATTATTCCTACAACACCAAGCACTCATCCACTCATGAATAGGCAGCTGCGTATATTAAAACAGGGTATCTCTATTCATACTTTGCGGCATACCTTTGCTACCATGCTTTTGTCAAAATCAAAAGATATTAATCTTGTTGCGGCTGTTTTAGGTGATAATGTAGCCACCGTTGCCGCCACCTATATTCATTACACAGATGATATCCGCAAAGAAGCAGACCAATACATTGAAACCATGTATAAATGA